TTCTACCTCCAATGGATCGAACTGGCAATCAAGCTATACCCATAACCTCCTCGTCTCTGGATTGGCTGGGACCTTTTGGCAAGGGGTTACTAACTCTAGTGAGATTTTGATCTCGGCATCTTCTGGAGTTTTGAATCTACAGGGAACGTCTGGATATAACGGGACAATTACTCTATACAATACCTCTTCGCGTGCAGGAGCGGTCCTTGTCAGGAACTCAGCGGTTTCCGATAGCGGAGTGTCCATGTATGGTGGTGGCGGTGTTCACAATCAGACAACAACTACTCCGCTGGTGGTCAATGCAGCGCAGTTCTTTTTTTCTTCCGGGAATGTTTCCAGTGGATCATTCTATGTATATGGTCTCAAGAAATGATCCCAGCCTTCACAATGCTTCATTTCATGGTCAATCATCCACTGAGGAGCATTTGGCGGGAGTATGATGGTACAGGTCTTATCAATGGGATTCCTGATTGCGCAAGCAAGCGCACCTTTGGTTTCACACCACGCAGAGACGTATTGTGTAACGAAAATCTCAGGAGGACGGGAAAGTGCCCAGCCTGGTTCTGCAAAGTACCAAGCCGGTGCACAACCGCACAGAAATAACAGTGGTAGAAATCTCATTTCCTAATAGTAATACATGAGTAGATAGAAAGTCAATGCCCGCCTTTCTCGCTCCTGATCCTATCCAATCTACTCAGCTAATCCCAGGTGGTAATACACCGGCAGCGGGGGCTTTGCTTTTTTGTTATCAGGCCGGTACGTCCACCAAAATGGACACTTATACCGACCCTACGGCTTCGACAGCAAGAACAAATCCCATAGTCTTAGACTCAGGGGGAAATGTCCCTGGAAATGGGGAAGTATGGATCGCTTCTACAGCCAAGTTCGTCCTTGCTCCTTCAAATGATACTGATCCCCCAGGTTCTCCTTATTGGACACGGGATAACTATTCTGGAATCAACAATATCGTTTCTCAGCTTTCAAGTGCTGAATGGGTTTCGGGTCCAACTCCTACTTTCCTATCCTCAACATCCTTTGTTCTCGCCGGGGATCAGACGAATACCTTCACTGAGAATAGACGGATCAAAACCGCCAATACTGGCGGGACGGTCTATGGATACATCCAGAACTCGGTCTTTGGAACTTCGACAACGATTTCAATAGTCCCGGATTCAGGAAGCCTGGATTCGGGCCTAAGCTCTGTCTCATACGGACTTCTGAATGCCGACAATGAATCCGTACCACAAAATCTAGCCAGAAACGTCCTGAGCGTCAAAGATAAAGGAGCCATAGGTGATGGAGTAACGGATGATACGGCAGCGATTCAGGCGGCTATTGACTCCTTTGCGTCTGGGAATGGATTGATTTTCTTTCCAGTGGGGACTTATAAGATAACAGGAACGATAACCCTGACCCAAGATAGAGTTCACCTTGTCGGCGCTGGAATTTCAGCTACGATGATCGACTTTCAGCCAACTGCTAACGATACGCTATTTGAAGTTGGGAAAAGTCCTGCAAATGTCCTTTTCCAAGGGTCGATCCGGGACATGACTCTTTATGGGACAGATACAACCTACACAAAAATCGCAATCGATCTACTGGACACAAGCGGGTTTTTGGTAGAAAACATCTTCATTACAGGCGCACATAGTAGCGGCGGAGCGGTGTATTGGGGTAATGCAGCAGGTAACGGAAGCATAGGTCTGAAATGCAGAGGTCGGGAATTTGGCTTAATCAGAAATTTCTATTGCTATGCTCAAAGGCCGATTCTTATTTCTGCAAATCCCAATAGTACAATTGATATAGATCACTTCCACTTTTTCGATACCTATCTTTCGGCTCTTGGGAATCCCATTGTCGAAATTGAAACCGGTGTCAATCTTTCGAACGTCACTTTTGATGGTGCCCAGCCGTGGGTTGGAGGAACTGACGGACTTTATTGGGTTGATACAACCACATCGCAAAAGTCGTATATGTTCCGTCTGGAAAATATCCGATGGGAACAAGGAACAAATGTCAATTCCTACATGGCTCGTATCGAGCACAACAATGGGCTTCAGGGTTTGACGCTTAGAAATTGCGTCGGTGAAGACCGGAAAGGGTTCTATTTCAGGAACATCGATGGTGTGACGCTCGACACAGTGAGATATGGCCGAGCAAGCGAAGCCGCAAATTGGGCGACGACCTATCGGATTTCAATCAAGGATTGTTTCTGGCAATCTTCTTCTACTGCAACCTTGGCAAATGTCCGTTTGATTTGGGCAATGCCGTACTTTCCCAATACCGGAGGTTTGCCAAACAATGCTTACTATGATGACAGTACCAATGCCAATAGGACTATTTCCATAGAAGGAACTTTGACCGGGGCAGATTTGACTATCGCCAATGATGGAACAGCGGAACTATCTGTTGCTACTTTCAGAGGATACGTTTTCCTTACGAGGATTGGAGCTACACAAGCTATTTTTGAATTGAAAGGATCGAATAATACGGTAGCTGAAATTGCAGATAGTGCCGGTCATTATACTGTTACGTCTACAAATGCAGGAACCACAAACATCTACTGGAGCGGTGGAAATAATCGTTATGAGATCGAAAACAAACTGGGTTCTCAAGAAACATATAAAGTAGTTTATGTAGGATTTTGGGCATAGGAGAAACTATGATCGACTATTACATCGTTCAAGCAAAAATCTGGCTAATGCAGTATGTCGTTACTCATGCTTTCTCGTTTCAGGTCGTGGTTTGGGACTATACCTGGGAACACCCGATCATGGGTCTTTTGGGGATGTTCTGTCTATTTGCCGTAGGATTCATGGCCTATGCACGATTCAGGACGATGTGGGAAGATGGGACGTTCAAAGCTTTGAGATTGGAGCAAAAGGCGTTGCTGATTCTCGTAATGTTTGCTCCTCCCCTTTATATCTTCCCCTTCGGGTATCTCTTTGACATCTTCTTCATGAGGCTTATTGTGGGTTCGATCTTTTTCCGGTTCAAACCTTGGTATCAAGATTGGAAGTTCTGGACGGCTTCCTGGACTTTTAGCCGAATGATCTGGTTGCTTAAAGATCGGACCCCCGCGGGTAAATGGTGGCATCAGCTCTTACATGCAATAGAACCTTACGGACACTGATGGAAGAATACAGAAAAAATGCCGGGCTGACTGATGAACAGGTTGAAGCTATTAAAGAAGCTATATTGGCCTCCGTGTATGAAGATATCGGAAGATCATTGGTTAAGAAAGTTATATGGGTGGCTGGGGTGGTGTTCACTGCACTGCTTACTTGGGCAACGGCGAAGGGATATCTCTTCAAATGACTGAGGCTTACCAAGAAATAGGATTTTTCGTTCTCTTTGCCATTCTAGAATTTGGGGTGCCTATTCTTGTCGTTTGGGCGTCTTACTCAGAGAGAACCAAATCTTTCGATGTCCGATCGCTCTGGGTGCATAAGGACCGGATAGACAAACTAGCCATCATCATGATGCTTACTTGGTGGACGCATACTTCCTCAATAATCCTTTGGACGTTTCTTCAGAAAGTCACGACTACTGATTATCTAACCTATATGGGCTGGGCCGTTCCGATCATAGCCAAGATGTTCGCCCCCGACCCTCCACCACCTAGTGCATGATTCTCACGACTCATTATTTTCAAAAACCTCACACCCCGGAACAGGAGAAGTCTGCTCAAGACCTTCTAGCCTCGGTGAATGCCCTCTGTCATGAAGCCCAAGCTTTAGGGGTGTTTGACTTCGGGAACGATCCAGACACAGGAAGCCCTATTTCAGGCTCTCAGGGAGGCGATGGGGATGGGGGCTTTAGAACCCCTGGTAGTAGGACAGGAGCCTCCCACAGCCCCCATAGAAGGGCTCTAGCGGTGGATATTTTCGATCCAGGGGATAAGCTGGATAAGTGGCTGACTGACGAAAAGCTGACAGCCTATAACCTCTACCGGGAAGACCCAGACTGGACTCCGGGATGGGTGCATATCCAGTCAATTCCACCGGCCTCTGGAAAGCGTACTTTTCAACCCTAATGGGCTGGATAGCTAAACTCGCTGGACTGGCTATACCAAGTTGGGGAATCTACGCGGCTATGGCCGCGGCTGCGGCTGCAATCTGGGGGCATGGAGCATTTTGGGGTTACGAAAAAGGAATGGAGAATTACAACAATTTGAGAATAAGTAACGCAGCTCAGGCAGCGGAACAGGAAGCGAATACCAAGTCAACCATCAAGGCCCATCAGAAACTCATGGAGGCTATCAATGAAAAAGCGAGACTACAGAAAGAAGTTGATGCTGCTAAGCTCGATATTGCTACTAAGCAGTTGCGGGATGCAACCCGTAGTAAGTCCCGTCTCTTGTCCCCCTCCCCCGGCAGTCCCCCTGGCGATATCCGAGTATGCGCCAGTCGAGACCAACTTGATTCAGAAGTCAGCGGAGCAATCAATCGAGTTGTTGAACGACATGCGACAAGAAATCTCCAACTCGCTCAAGAAGGCGCTCGGGCTGCCGCTGTAGCCAAACTCTGTAGGGAATGGGCTCTGGAGATAGGGGCTAAGTAGCTTCAGAAGACGGCTTAGGCGGGTCTTTGAAATCGGCCAGAAACTGATCCACTGCTGGAGTCCAAAACTCGCATTCCTTACCGTAGGGGCAGAATGCAGCCATCAATCCCGTGCAGATTGGAGCGCCGCACTTGTCGCACTTAGGATCATCGTCGTCGCTCATGGCGTTTCTATCGCTCATTTTCTTCTCCAATTTTCTCAAGTTCGCGCAGACGTTTCTCATGGCCGCGCAACCATTCATCAGGGTTTTCGCAAAGCCCTCCAGCAATAGCTAGACCGATGCCGCAGGCTTCGACGAGCCGCCTGTTCGCCTCGGCGAGTTCACGCTCCAGTTCTTGCGCTCGTTTCGCTAGGCGCATCTCCGCTTTCGTCCAAGGTTGGCCCTCGCCTAGGGCACATTCTCGGATGATTTGGTTCGTCAATGTCTCGCTCATTTGTCCTCTCCTCGGGCGGCATCCTTCTGCTGCGCTTCGAGTAGGCGGGCGGCTTGAGCCATGATAGTTGCGTCGTTGAGAGCAGACGGATCGCTCGCCAATAATAGATGCTCGGCACGGCCTCGTAGCAGCTTCACCATCTCCTCTACCTCATTGGGTCCAGCCTGCTCTGCCTTAATCTCGCGGACGGCTTCCTCTACTTCTGCGTTGTCGTCCGGCAAGGCGTGGGGGTCTGGATTCTGCTCTGCCGTAGCGCGAGGGGAGGGAGGACGGCGACGGTCATGTGCGTTTGTGCGCCGGTCCTTGATCGTGCGCGTAGCTTTGTCATAGACAAGTTTCGACTGCCCCGCCTCTGCCTGATCCTGAGCGCGGCGCGCCCGGAGACAGTATCGGAGTGCATCGCGTGCCATGATTGCTTGCCTAGACCATAGGGTGACATTCCCTTGGTCTGTTTCACAGCCTTGAAAGATGCGCGTTACTTCTTCCTCATTGATGGGGAAGTCCGGCACCTCCTCGCGCGTCAGTTCCTTAGTCATCCTAGTCTCCAAAGATCAGCAATCCAAAGCCCAACGTATATCACCACTATAGGCCAGATTGGAGCGGTGAAGATCAGCGGGATGATGATGTAGTCGGGATTCATGGTCATCCTAGTCTCCTCGTTTCTGCTTCCGGCTACGAGCTGCTAGAATTGCATGAGTCGGTCCGCAAGCCCTAGCTCTGATAGATCGGCCACACTGAGAGCAAAATTTCTGATCGCGTGACAAGGCGGCGCAGGCATCATAAAGCGCAAGTTCGGCATTGATTGCCCGTGACATTCCGCGTTGCGATGCATACACTGTCCTGTAAGTCTTATGCCGTTGCATCGCAGCTTTGAGTACCTTCTGCTCAGCCTGGGTCATATCTGCGGCTCCAAAGGTTGGTCAAATACAGTCATGTTCCCTCTCTGGTAAAGGCACCCTCGTACAGGTGGAGGCCCTTCTTCGGGTCCGTGATGACAGATACTTGCCACTCGCTCTCTCCCCCAAAAAGCGGGGGCACAGTCACATGAACGAATCTTGGACTTTAGAGGAGCCTCTAGCTCATCATTGTCGTAAATCCCCTGATCTAGAGGTAGGGTAAATGAAGCTGAAGTCACCTCCCTGGGTTCTTCAAACCCACAAGCACCTATGACGGCGGCGATGCAGCAGAGAAGGACGAAGCTATCGCGGTCCATGCAGTCTCCAATACGGTCTTAGCCTGAATTTGCAGCCAATGTTTTTTCGTTTCCAGCTAGCAAGCTCAGCGCGACCAGCGTGACGAGTTAAGCCAACGCCAACGGTAGGTTCCCAACGGTCGTTAGACCATTCCTCAAATTGAGCCTCTACTACCCAGATAAGTAATTTCATCCTCATATCCTCATTCCCCAAAGCACCAGCACCACCACCAGGGAAACCCCCAACCCTGCCATGAATAGAGCCGTCCCGAAGATTCCCTGAAACGCGGAGAATCCCTCAGTCTGTTCCTCCTGATCGTGACGGTGTAGGGTGAGTCTTAGCGCACGGTCGATCATGATTGAGGTTCCTTCAGATAGGCTCGGTACTTTGCCGTTACGAGATCGGGCAGCTCGACCAATTCCTTGTAGATCACGCTTTCCATTCCTTCGTGCGTGAGCCCGCGAAGTCCACCTCGCAGGACTAAGATTCGGAAATCAGTTATCTTGTCATTCACAAGACGCCATAGCGCCGCCTCGCGCTTTTTGCTGAATCTCTTACGGTCGATCATTTTGGCGTTACCTCCTTTAAGCGCGAGGGCTAGCCGACAGCCATGTGCAGAAGTTGAGCGGCGATGTAGGATAAAAACGGCTTTCTGCCCCCAGTTAATTGACGTATTTTCGAGCCATCATCGTAGGCGATTAGATACTCGACTCCGGCATCAAAGAGTTTTTGTTGCAGCGCCTCTACCTCGGCAACTAATTTCGGGTTCATCTTCTCTCTCCTAGTCTCTTTCCTTCATCCGTTCTGCGTTTGGCAAAAGACTATGTAATTCGTTGTCTGCCAAATTTCTCTCGGTCGCCGACCGAAACCGAAACCATATTGTCTTGGGAACTTACCTTCCGCAATTTCGTTGAAGCGCACGAAGGCATAATTCTTAGTCACGCGATGTACCCGAAAATTGCTAGTTCCAAGTGCGTGTTCGGCTCGGATGACATCCCCAACCTGGATTAGATAGCCATCGGGAGCGCGTTTCATTGAATCCATCTTCATTCCCGCTCCTTCATCCGTTCTTTCTCAGCCTGACCTTTCAAGCCGCCGCGTGCGATCCATGCTTCGACCTTTTCGCGCGAGCCGTGGCATCCTTCAGGAACTTCGTTGTAGAGGAAGTCGCAGAAGTCGAACAGACGGCCACGGTTAATGTAGTCGGCTCTCGCTGTGGCGCCCATTAGGTCGTTGCAAAGAACGGCGTTTAAGAAATTGCCGCCGTCAATACCATTCTCGATATAGAGCCGCATCGCGTCTTGCATGTGTATCGGCAATCTGCTGTAGTCAAACATTTCATCTCTCCTGTGCTCGTTCTTTCTCAGCCTGATCCAGTTCCCAGCAACGGTCAGATACTGCGTCGGAGTCCTGAAGTTTCGCTTTGAGTAGACGCTCAATCTCGTTCTCGAATGTGGTGTAGTCATCCGAGATAATCGCCGCAGCTAGAATCTCTGGAATTGTCCACGCCCAATTTTCCAAGTGATCCTGAAGGGTCCATCCGTCTACTTTCTCCCCCGCCATCAAGTCCTCCACTATCGAGGTCAGGGCTTCCTCTTTGTAGGAGTTGACTACCCTTTCAGCGTCGGGCCGATCATGGGCCGCTTCTGATACGTTCACGGGGTCTTTCATGGGATGTAGGTCAAGCTCGAAAGTCGGGCACGGATGCGCTCTTGCCGGAAGCGTTCGCCGCGTTCCTGCGAGAGCTTGATGTTTTCCTTGGTACGCTCCATCAGGCCCCAGCCTTCGGGGTCCGTGTCTGAACTGTATCCCCAGAACGCGCTCGCTAGAGGCGCAGAGCAGCAATAGCTCCGAATGTTGGCGAGCTTTACGCCACGTTGCAGCCTGACGCGCTCGTGCTTACCGCAAGACTTGCAAAGTGCATTTGCCATTCTGATCCTCCGTTGTGGTTGAGCCTGAGGTAAGTATGAGGGCTAGATTCCCCACTGTCAAGCCTTTTCGCACTCCTGTTACAAAATAAAGTTGACAAGGCTTTTCAACTGTGTATAGTAAGGGATAGAAATGACCCGAATAGAGAAGGCAGCCGCAGATAGACGATTGAAAATTCAAGCACTTATGCGCTCCGGCAAGAGTCAATCCGAGGTCGCTAGGGTGTTGGGGATCAGCCGTCAGCGGGTCTGGCAGATCGTATCGGGTAGGCACTGGAGGATGTTCTACAAATGAAGGTAGGTTCGATATGAAAGCACTGCTGAACATTGAAGCCACAGAAGCAAAGACGGTCGAAGCTTTGGAGAAGGCCATCGTTTCGATTCTGAACACACATGGGAATACCTGGGGGGAGCTATGGTTGAAACGAAAAGCTCTTCAATGCCTGAAAGAGTCAGCCACCCCAGTGACCAATATCTCTAACTGTAACTTTACAGGCAAATGAGGGTAGGTTCGATGAGGGCTCGTAGGTTGCGGCAACAACCTATCCTTGCCGGGATAAGGGCGATACCGGGGTACGTAACATTGAAAGCCTCGACCCAAATGAGTCCTCTTCCAACCTTCTTTCAACGCGCCCCTTGGGGCATTTATAGGAGTGTCAAATGAAGCTTTTTGAATATGCAGTCATCTACAATCCGCTTCCCACGAAGGATCAGAAGGACCGTGGCGAGGCCCCGAAATCAGAATTGATCGTGGACGTTACCCGAGTCCTCGCGAATAACGATAAGGAAGCCATGATGCTGGCTGCGAGGGCTATACCGGAGAAGTTCACCGACAAGCTGGATCGAGTGGAGATCGCGCTCCGCCCTTTCTAGCCCCCTCTGCGAGCCGAGCAGATGAGGGGCAAAAAGAACGGCTGAGAGAGCAAATGAGTAACGCGGTCGCAAATACAGCTTGGTTCACCACCAATACAGGAACAGCAATCCCGGCAACTTACATGACAGCGAGTTCGATCACATGAACTTCAACGCGCCCCTTCTCCCCTTTCCCTCCCTCGGGACGAAGGTTTTACCCGGCTGCTGTGGCGCGTGGCTAGGCCGGGATTTTGTTCATTTGACCTGACTTTGTAGTAACCATCACGGAGGATGAGATGACCGAACGCGAAGACCCTACCCCAGAGCAGTACGAGCAGACCGTAGCTCAGTGGTGGAGAGACCCGGAGTACGAATTGTGGCTGGACAAACTGGAACATGCCGCTTGGGTGGAATGCTATAACGCTCAACGAAAGGACGAAGATGAGCCAGATGAGGGCTGATCTGGCCGCTTGGGTTAAGGAATACGAGGCTCATCAGCATGAATTCGATAATTTAGACGAAAGGAAGACAATGCCTGATATTGGACAGATGATCGAAAGCAAGTATCTCAAGGGTGCGGATATTCCCGATCCGGTGATTGTGACCATTCGCGGAGTCAAACAGGTCAATATCGCCAAAGAGGATGCTGAACCCGAATACAAGTGGGCGATCAAGTTTGCCGAGTTCGACAAGCCCATGATCCTGAATGTGACCAACATGAAGATTGCCGCCAAGGTCTTGGGGTCAACGAACACCGACGACTGGGCGGGTAAGGAGATCGTTCTTTACTTTGACGAGAACGTGACCTTTGGGGGTGAGCTGGTCGGGGGGCTTAGGTTCAAGCGTAAGGAACCGGAACCCAAGAAAGCAGCGACCAAAGGTCTTGTCGGCATGAAGGATGATGTTCCCTTCTGATGGATGTATTGGACCTTCCCGAGACTCCGGGCTTAAGCCTCACCCGTGCCCGTAAGCAAGTCCTGGCCGACACTGTAATGGGGATCAAGAAGGCTATCAGTGAGGGTAAGGATTGGACAGCTTTCGTACTAGCGTCTTCAATAACCGACATGGAAGAACTACTCTACCTCTCGAATCAGTTGAATGCGGTCGAGAGGAACATCATCAAGACCTATCAAGAGGCTGAAAGGAGATCAAATTGACTGGAATATGGCTTAGCGTCGCTGGTATTTTGGCTTGCCTAATAGCGGCATTTGCATTTGCCTATAGCGGGAATGTTTCTGCTTGTGTATGGGCGGGAATCGCCAGCATCTGGGCGGCTGCGAATCTATTCAATGAAATAAAGCTCTTTAGGCTCTTGAGATGAGCCTGGACCCCGATGCGATCTACCGTCAGCTTGAGAAAGCAGGGAATGACTGGGCGGATAAGAAGGCCGGGTTCGAAGCATTGGACCGCGTCACCAAGTCGGTACTCTCGGATGTTCTCGTCAGTTTCATGGACCAAGGGTTATCGCGTGCGGAGGCTGAGGCCCGTAGTCTATCGAGCGGTCAATACAAGGAGCACCTGGCTTCAGTATCCCGGGCTCATAAGGCATACCTACAAGCTCAGGTTCTATGGAATAACCTACAGACTCTGGCAGAGCTGAGACGTTCAGAAGAGTCTACACGTAGGGCTGAGATCAATTTGAGGTGAGAGATGAAGTCATTTGAATGTTGGCTAGTGAGGCGCCGGAACAAGGGGCGTCATGGTAAGTGGTCTCTATCTGGTATCCGTTCTAACTGGAAAGCCGCACAGGAAAAGGTTGAGACTCTTCAAGGAATGGGATTTGAAGCAAAAAGGACTAAGGTAAGAATTTCTGAGGTTGGGTGAGATCATGGTGAAGCGCTACTCGGCTTTGACTACGGAAAGGGAAATGGAGTGGCCGGTGGTAGAGGATTTACAAGGAGGCTACATTAAAGTCACAGACTACCTCATCCTACAAGCTGCCCTGAAAGAGGCTTTGGAGGGGTGGGAGAAGGAATGGATTAAGCGTAGCGTTACTGGGCTGCAACATAAGCGTATCTATGAACTCAGGAAGCTTCTGGAGTCTTAGGTCATTTGATCTGACTACGTAGGACTATCACGGAGAGAGAGATGGATTACTCTGAAGCTCTAATTATGGCGAGAGTCTATCTGCGTCGGGTGGAGGAGTCCGCGCTAGAAGGAAATGGGAGGAAGCGATGAGAGAGGCCGAGCAGATTGAGCGGGCGGCCAGCATCCTAAAGAATGCTCTCTACTCAAATATGTCTTTGGACATTTGATCCCACCCTGTAGTTGCAATCATGGAGGATTTATGAGCTATTTACACGATATCCTAAACATGATTCAGACTGAACAAAAAAACCTTGCCGATGAAATCATACGGCTGCAAAAGATAAAGGATGAAGTAGTTAAGTGGATTTCAGATGATAATCGTGCTGGCTATCCTAAGCATTGGAAATTAGCCCACCCGCACTTGACTCCCCCCGCGAGATAGCGTTATGAAACCCGCACCTAGAGAAGATTGGCCGCACCTGACGAATAGTGAGCGCCGCAAGGTGGCTACACTTCAATGCCGGGCGGACTGGCTGAGACAGCGAATCGAAGTGTGCGAGGTTGAGCCTGTATATGACAAGGCCGAATTGGCCGCTCTACAGTGGGCGCTAGGTCGGATTGCAACTTTGAAATAGATTTGATATGATCTCAGGACCGCTCACCACGGAAGAGAGAAACCCCTTAGATCAAGGGCGTGCGGGCTACAGGCCCGGCAGGAATCCTCCCTCCTGTGGTGACACGCTCTTGTTCTCAGGGGTTTTTGTTTTGGGGCGTGCAGGTGGGTTAGATGGATGGGCATGTGCGGTTCCGAACCGCAGCAGTTTCACGGGCTAGTGATGGGGGATGAGCCGTTCGACTCGGCGATCCCGGCTGTTTTGGACCATGCCTATCCTTCTAACCCTCTTGGCGGTCCTCAGGGCGGGTAAGTTGATGGCCGATCTCGGGCGCACCCAGGACAGAGAAGGCAGGATACAGGGCCAGAAAGGAGGCAAGACATGAATTCCAAGCAGAAAGTTCTCAGGCGATACCCGCAAGCATATGCAAGGTATGTTGGGCTGTCGTTGAAATTCGTAATCGTCAATCACAATGTAGAAATAAGCGGACATCGTTCGAGACTTCGTGATGCTTGGCGATCTGCCTCATTGATATCTGTATGCGCCAGTGATCAACCCGCTGGCTTTCTAGGTAGCCTTGCACAGCGCCTAGACCGGGAAACCCTCGACTAATGATGTAAGTGGTCTGACAGGGGCCGTAAGTCCTGTGAGGGATAAGGAAAGAGAAGTGCGAAGGGCAGAAAGATGATGACATCATCATCAACGGGTTGCCTATTGCTGTGAGGAAAGAGTGAGAATCGTCCAGATCAATGAATCTAATGCCAAGCTTACTGATTGGGACCTTTTCTGGGAGTGTTACCCAAGAAAGGTCGCCAAACTAGATGCTATGAGGGCATGGAAGCAGACTGAATCTGTTCGACCGGAGATAGAACAGGTGATCGCTGCGGTCGAGCGGTTGGCGAGGAAAACCCAGGATATCCAGTTCTGTCCGTATCCTGCGACCTGGTTACGAAGGGGGCAATTCTTCGATGAGGACTAGGATGGAATTCGACGAAAAGCAGTCTGCCCAGGATACCTTGAGGCTTATGGAGCAAGGAATGTATAACCCTTACGCGGCCCAGTTCTGACATTATTCCTGAATTGGTGCAGGCGATTTTGTATTTGAATTCTCGTATTGATAACGTCTGGGACGAGATTTCTGAAGATTAACTGTTCAGTCTGTAACAGATTAGCCCGTCCCTATGGTAAAGAGACTTGTCGAACCTGCTACATGATAAACAAGCGGAAAGTCTTGGAGAGGGAGAGACTTCTACGTGAAAGACTCTGGAAGGAAATCAGGACAGGTCTGGAAGATGCAATCGCAACCCTTGGAGGCTAGATGGACAAGCCCTTAAAACCAACTGCAGCCCAGATGTTCAATCTCAGAGCGAAAGCCGGTGATCTGGGGTTTAGAGTCAAATTGAACGATCTCCCCCCAGTCGAGTGGAAGGAATGGAAGCCTGATGAGGCGACTCTGAAAGCTTGGGAAAGGGCGGCTAATCCGTATCGGCGTTTCGTTGGGGATGGACGATGACCCAGACTGAAGCCATTCTTGCCTATCTCAACTCCGGTAGGACTTTGACCGTAGCCGAAGCCCTTACCCAGTTCGGAGTGTATGCCCTTAGTCAGCGCGCGGGAGAATTGAGGAAACAGGGCTACCCGGTAGTCTCCGAGATGGTTGATCTACCCAATGGCAAGCGGGTAGCCCGATACTCTCTAAAAGTGGCCTACGGTTAACCAGGATGCTCAAGGCTGCCAGATCTCGTAAGAAACGAGTCCCTACCCTTGGGAAGCTTAAGAAACAAGCCTGGGCGCTCCTGAGTCAAATTGTGCGGCGCAATGATTCGCATGGGGATGAAACCGGGATGTGTTATACCTGTGGAGCGATGGACCTATGGAAAAGATTGCAAGCTGGTCACGCTATCCCGGGCAGGACAGGATCGGTCCTCTTCGATGAAGACATCATCCGGCCTCAGTGCTATCGCTGTAATGTTGCACTGCGGGGTAATTATCCCGTTTTTACTACCAAACTGATCCGGGAGCGAGCTGAGGAGATGAAATTGGTTGATGCGAAGACTGCGCTAGAGTTGTCTATGGCTTGGTGGGAAAGAAAGCTCCTCGAATCTCGCCAGGTCCGTAAGTGGAGCCGGAGGGAATTAGAAGAATTGATCCAATCTTACAAAGCAAGGTTGAACTAATCTCCCGGCTCGTGTATTGTGGCAATACATGACTCCCAAGGCTCGGGAAGGTAATAGGCGACGTTGTAACAAGTGGCGTTCTGCCAACAGGGAAAAGTACAACGCCTACCTAAGACGTTACCGTTCAAAAAAGAAATGACCCACACCGAGCAATACATGGGAGAAACGGCTGAGATCGCCAAGCTCCTCATTGACCTGAGCCCTCAGATTGAAAAGTTGGTGTCTGAACTCATCTCTCTGAGAGCTCGACGCGGGAGGCTCTTTCTGGTGGGTTTGGGGGGGTCTGCTGCGAACTGTTCCCATGCCGTTAATGACTTCAGAAGGCTCTGTGGAATAGATGCCTCTACGCCTGTGGATAATTCTGCCTTACTTACAGCTACCGCGAATGACGATGGATGGAACAGCATTTTCGCAAGCTTAGGCTCTGGAGGAGATGCGCTCTTGATTCTGTCCGTGGGTGGCGGGACTGATACCGTAAGTCTTCCGATTGTTTCTGCTGTTAATACAGCAAAAACCAAGGGAATGAGAATCCTTGGAATCGTCGGAAGGGATGGGGGATATACGAAATATCAAGGAGATACAGTTATCGTAATCCCGACAGTCAATCCGGAGAGAGTCACCCCTCATACCGAAGCCTTTCAGATGGTCGTGTTGCACTGCATCGTGAGTCATCCAGACTTACAGATCAGGAAGACGGTCTGGTGAAAATCTTCTTAGATACTGCCGACATTTCGGAGATGATCAGACTTGCTCCGAAGGTCCAGGGCTTTACTACAAACCCCACTTTGATGAGAAAGGTCGGGGTGGTCGATTACAAAGCGTTCGCCAAGATCGTCTTGGACAAGTTTCCTGACAAGCCGGTTTCATTGGAAGTCATAGCCGATGACTTCAAAGAGATGGAGAGACAAGCAAGACTCATTGCTTCTTGGGGGCCTAACGCTTACGTCAAAATCCCGATAACCAATACCAAGGGGGAGTCCTCGATCCCGATGATCAAAGACCTTGCGGACCTGAATCTGAACATCACGGCAGTAATGGATGTTGACCAGATCAGGGGCCTGCTTCCCACTCTCGGATTGAATCATATCATCTCATATTTCTGCGGGAGGATCATGGACACCCAAAGACTTGCCCCAAGATTCATCGGGGAGGGGGATTACCAATTACTCTGGGCGTCTGCTCGGGAAATCTACAATGTGACCCAAGCTGAAGAGATGGGGTATGACATCATCACCCTCTCGCCAGAACTCTTTGCCAAGCTCGATCTAAAGGGTAAAGACCTGAATCAATATTCTCTAGAGACTGTTCAACAATTCTTCAACGATGCACAGAAAGCGGGGTATGTACTTTGAATGTTTTAGTTACAGGCGGCGCTGGTTATGTGGGTTCCCGTCTCATCCCCAAACTCTCCGGCGAGGGTTACAACGTCACAGTGTACGACACACTTTGGTTTGGAGATGGATTCCTGAATGGACATAACATCATCAAAGCTGACATTCGGGATATTAAGAGCTTTGAATCTGCTTGCAGAGATCAGGATGTCGTCATTCACCTTGCATGTATCTCAAATGACACGAGCTGCCAACTAGATGAAGCCCTCTCAACGACGATCAATTACGATGCCTTTGAGCCTCTAGTCATTGCAGCCAAACGTACCGGGGTCAGGAGGTTCATCTTCTGTTCCTCCTCCTCAGTCTATGGAGTCTCTGATGCCCCGGAAGTCACCGAAGATCATCCACTCGTACCACTGACTCTATACAACAAATATAAAGGACTGTGCGAACCCATACTGTTTAGGCATATGGATGACTCATTCGAGTGTGTTGTCATTCGTCCTGCGACTGTTTGTGGATACGCTCCCCGGATGCGCTTCGATCTCACCGTCAATATCATGACCAACCACGCAGCAAAGACCGGAAAGATCACCGTCTTTGGAGGAATGCAGAAGCGTCCCAATCTGCACATCGAAGATATGTGCGATGTCTACTCACTCCTCATAAAAGCACCCAAGGAGAAGATTCAGGGACAAATCTTCAATGTGGGTTACGCAAACATGAGAGTAAGCGAAATCGCAGAACTGGTGGCTAAAGAAGTCGGAGATATGTACCAGTCTGCTATTGAAATCGTCACCGAGCCTCGGGCGGATAATCGGTCCTATCACATCTCCTCGGAGAAGATCAAAAGGGTTCTAGGGTATGAACCAAAGCGAACAGTCAATCAAGCTGTGAGAGACATCTGTACCAAATTCCAGGAAGGGTACATGACCGACTCTCTGACCAATCCGATCTATCTGAACATCGGGCAGTATCTTGAAAATAGTCTTAGCTAACGGCGTCTTTGATCCTCTCCATTACGGACATGTCCTGCATCTACAGCAGGCAGCTAAGTTGGGTATGGTTGTAGTAGGGTTGACCAAAGATGCCTTCGTGAACAAAGGCCCTAAGAGGCCTGTGTTCGACGAAGACCAGAGGGAGCATGTACTGCGCGCTTTGAGTTGTGTCTCAGATGTAGTCCGGTGTGCTGATGCTATGGATGCGTTGATCCTGGTCAAGCCCGATATCTTCGTGAAGGGCAAAGACTACCGTGGAAAGATTGAAGAAGAACATGAGAACTACTGCCGGTCTTCGGGGATCAAGATCGTTTTCACCGATACCCCTTTATTTTCCTCTACCAAGCTCCTTTCATGCTTGAGTCAGTAAAGGACTTGAAAGTCCTTCTAGTAGGAGATGCGATCATAGATGAGTACTGCTATGTCACTCCCCTAGGTAAATCTATTAAGGACAACATGATCTCCACCCAATATCAAAGGAAAGAGACCTTCCGAGGTGGGGTATGGGCGGCAGCAGAACATGTTAGAGGATTTGTAAAGCAGGTTGATGTGGTCATGGGGCCAATGATCACTACCAACCGGCGCTTCGTTGAAGAAGCCTACATGCGTAAGCTCTTTGTAGTCCATGAGACTCAGGAAATCAAGTTCGTTCCTACTAAGCCTATAGGAGATTATGACTTGGTGATCGTTACCGACTTTGGACATGGTTGTATTACTCCAGAGTTGATTGCTGAACTGACTGTGGTGGCAAAGTTCCTGGCAGTGAACACCCAGACGAACACGAGTAACTATGGTTTCAACATGATTACCAAATACCCCCGGGCTGATTTCGTAGTTCTGGATGAACTCGAAGCAAGACTCGCCACTCACGACAGGCATTCTCCTATTGAACAGGTGATCCTCAAGCTGGGCTTCAACAAGATCATCGTGACTCAAGGCTATAAAGGGGCTACCGGATATGACGGGGAGTTCCACCATCAGGATGCTACAGCGGTGAAAGTAGTAGATACCATGGGTGCAGGGGATGCTTTTCTTGCGGTGAGTTCTCTTTTTGCCTGCAAAGGCTTCCCGATGGATGATTTAGTGAGGATAGGTAACGCTGCTGCCGCCGTGAAAGTCGGAGTGGTAGGACATAGAAACCCTGTAACCCCTGAAGCATTGGAGGCTTATCTGTGAAATTCGCCATCCTCGGGCCTAGTTGTTTTGGGATTAATCTCGCGCTCTATCTGCAAAGGATGGGGCATGAAGTCTTTGGGATAGGAAGATCGAAACCAAAGGATGAGCCTTTCACATTAGGTCTGGATTGGGAATATCATCAACATCACATCACTTACGAGATTGAGCCCATAGTCCATCTCTTGAGGCAGAAGAAACCTGACTTCATCGTCAACTTTGCAGCTCAAGGTGAGTCGGCTGCATCATTTACTGAAGATTCTTGGAGGTACTATGAAACTAACTGTGTCGGTCTTTCCCGGCTGGTACATAGAATTGACTCGGTCTTCATTCAAATCGGGTCGTCTGAAGTCTATGGACCTACGGTTAATCCGGCGCTTGAGAGCCAAGCGATCACCCCGACGAGCCCCTACTCAATCAGTAAAGGAGCCTTCGACCAACACCTTCAATCCGTCCAAGCCAGAATCGTTCCATTCAGCATAATCCGACCCTCTAACGGATACTGTCCCGGTCAACAACTCCATCGAATCATCCCAAAAGCACTCCTGTTAGGTATCCGGGGTGAGAAACTTCAACTACAGGGAGGCGGACGTGCGAAGAAAAGCTATCTCTACGCGGAGGACATCTCAAGGGCGATCCTCGCAGTCTGCCTCAAGGGGCAAAGGGGGGAAATCTACAACGTGGGACCAAATGACCCAACGAGCATACGAGAGGTGGTTGAAATCTGTGCAACTCTTTCCGGACGCTACTTTAATGAGTTCATTGAAGACGCTCCTGCTAGGTTTGGGGAGGACAAGCAATACTGGATCAACTCCGACAAGATCAAAGCCCTCGGATGGAAGCCTGAAACCTCGCTCAAAGCGGGGATAGGGCGAGTTTGGGAGTGGGTGAAACAGTACAAAGATCAACTCAAGCCTGCCGAGTTTCAACTCAGACCATGAAAGCAATTATCCTCGGGGACAAGTCAGACATTGCCCAAGGGCTGAAACCTCTACTACAGGCCGATGGATATGAAGTCTTGGGATGGAATAGAGAATCAGTGCTGCCTCATGAGAGATGGGACTTGGTTATCTCGGCTTTAGGAAAGGTTGCCCCAGTCGGTCAATGGTGGCGTGCTGATTCTAGTGGTTGGATCAATAATGCCAATGCAAATGTATTACTACCAATGACATTACTAACTAAACTTTGGATTCTGCACAATCCAGATGCTTCAGTTTGTTTCTTAGCGGGTTCTAATCCTCAGAAGATCATGCCCGGATACGCCCCTTACAATGCTTTCAAGATGGCCTTATTGAAAGTAGTGGAGCAATTAGATGCTGAGAGTATAGATGCAAAGATATTCGCTTTAGGTCCAGGTTACATGGATACCAAGATACATAAACCGACTCTAGACGCTGGCTGGCCTAATGAACGCATAGCCAGAGGAAACCCGAACACTATTGAACAAGTATATGACTGTCTCAAATGGTGCATCAGTCAACCTAAAGAAGTGGTGGGGGGTAGAAATATCTGTGTGTCTGACTCTTACGGAGCGGCGCTTGCGGAAAGACTTACGAAGAATCCCAACCTATTCAAATTGAGACGTGTTGAATGATTCACTTCTTGGGTAACTCGTTCGCGGCCAATCACCTGAGAGAGGCAGCAAGAAAGAGGGGTTGTAAGCTCACCGAGCAGATCAAGGAGGCTTCACTTGTCTTCGTATCTGAAGATACTCCTACCGATCCAGATGGAAGAAGGCATCTTGATTTGATTAGAAAGCTCGTAGGCCATGCAGTGCGTCATACTCGTGGAGTTCCAATAGTCCTAACCTCACAAGTGCCGGTGGGATTCACGCGGAGTTTGGAAATACTGGATATTTACCATCAAGCCGAGACGTTAAGAATCAAGGATGCCGAACAACGGGCTTTGAATCCCGAGCAAATCATTGTTGGTACGACTGGACTCCCTCATGCAGTTCCCAAGGAATATCTAGACTACTTGGCGAGGTTTCAGTGTCCAATCTTCTGGATGAAGTGGGAAGAAGCTGAGTTTTCAAAGATCGCTATTAACATAACCCTGGTTTCTCAAGTGGAGAATACAAACAGACTCGCTGAGTATGCGAAGAAGTATGAATTAAGATGGGATGTGGTGAAACAAGCATTGGAAAACGATAGGAGAATCGGACCATATTCATATCTTGAACCCGGCAGATGGCAGGACTCAAAACATTTACTTAGAGATTGGGTGACGTTTGAAAGTCGCTAATCTGGTCGCTGAATTTTTGAAGGAACAGGGAATAGGGCATGTCTTTTGTCTCTCGGGAGGAGCGAGTCTCCATCTGATTCATGGAATAGCCGACACTGAAGGAATCACCTATGTCTGTCCACAAACTGAACAATCATGTGGCTTTGCTGCGGATGCTTATGCGCGACTTAGAGGGCTTGGATGTGCAATTGCAACAAGTGGACCTGGAGCTACGAACCTCATTACTGCGATTGCAGCAAGCTACTATGACTCTATCCCAGTCCTTTACCTTACTGGCAACGTTACTACAAAACGCATGTCAGGAGGCCGAGTCCGACAGCTCGGATTTCAGGAGACTCCAATAGTAGAGATGGTGAAGCCGGTTACCAAGTTCGCCTTTACGGTCATGGAAGCTGGAGAAGTCATTACGGTTCTCAGGTCTGCGATCTATCTCGCCAAAGATAGACGCCCTGGACCCTCATTAGTAGATATCCCTGATGACATACAACGCGCCGTTATATAGACCTGTCCTTATCTACGGGGCAGGGATTCATCTCTCTGGGTGTGAGAAAGAAGCCGTTGAGTTCGCCAGGATGACAGGCATACCTGTAGCCCCGACCTGGGCTGCCCTTGATATATTCCCATATGATGATCCGTTATTGATAGGCTCGTTTGGTACTCATGGAACGAGAGCGGGTAATTTTGCGGTGCAGAATGCGACGACCATTATCTCAGTAGGATCGAGGCTAGATTCAAAAGCTACAGGGACACCGATAGAGTCTTTCGCTCGAGAAGCGCAGATCACAATGGTTGACATAGACCAAAGAGAGATAGACAAGTTTGGTCCTCGGGTAAAGGGTTTATGTTGTGATGCGAAAGAGTTCTTCCTGAATGCTACGATTGACGCTCGGACATTCAAGTCTTGGGTTGAGAGAATCCACAAGTGGAAGAAAGAATATCCCATCTCAGAAGAGGGACCGTATGGAATCATCAAGGCGATTTCAGAACAAGCTCAGGAAGGTGAGATTATCTGCACGGACACCGGCTGCGCTGTGGCCTGGGTTTCGCAGGCATGGAGATTCAAAAGAGGTCAGCGATTCATCCATGCGTTTAATCAAACACCTATGGGGTACGGATTATCAGCAGCTATCGGGGCGCATTACGCAACTGGAAAGAGAGTTGTATTGGTCACAGGAGACGGTTCATTGATGATGTCTATAGGAGAGTTGGCAACCATCAAAGACTTGCCTATCAAGATATTCCTCCTGGACAACAAAGGCCATGCGATGTGCCGTCAAACACAAAGAGAATGGCTGAACGGAGCCTATCCGAGCACTTCTATTGAAGGCGGGTTAAAGTTTCCAGACTTCTTCAAGGTAGGGTGGGCGAATGAGGTGAGTACCTATCATGTAGAAGACTCTAGAGGATTAAAAGCTGGGATCAGTTGGGCGCTAAACGCTAAAGGTCCTGGGATGGCAGTGTTTGATGTAGACCCTGAAGCTGATGTCGTTCCTAAAGTGAAGTATGGATATGCAAACGAAGACGGATTTCCTTTGCTACCTTGGGAGGAATTGAAATCACAAATGATCGTGGAGCCTTATGCAAGACCGTGAGCTAGTTCAGAAGATGTTGTGTGAATCCTTTGGTTATTGGGGAAAGATAGACTTCCCCTACGTGAAGATGGGCAAGATAGATTCACTGGACCTATTCGGAGTAACAGAACTCATCATCTTTGCTTTCTACTGGCACAATAGGGATCGTTATCGCCGTGTTCTGGATATCGGAGCTAATCTGGGACTACACTCGATCTTGATGGATAGATTGGGTTGGGATGTGAAAGCGTTTGAACCTGACTTTGAGCATCACAGTCATTTACTTAGAAACTTGGTGAGAAACCATACCAAAGTGCAATCACACATGGCTGCGGTTCATACAATGACTGGTGAGGCTACATTCATTCGGGTCTTAAACAATCTCACCGGGAATCATTTAGAGGGCTATAAGGACTCCTACGGACCTACAGAGAAGGTGATCGTACCGACAATAGACTGTCGCCCAGTCTTTGATTGGGCTCAGTTGGCTAAGCTAGACTGCGAGGGCAATGAAGCCGATCTATTGCTCACTACAACCCTCAAGCAAATGAAACATTTGGATATCATCTGTGAGGTCAGGAATGAGAAGAATGCTAGTGAGATATTTGCGCATTATCAAAGGCTTGAAGTCCCGATGTGGTCTCAAAAGAATGGCTGGAAGAGAGTTGAAGGCTTAGCTCAGATGCCGATGGTAAATCGAGAGGGAAGTTTATTCATCGGACACAAACCGCCGTTCTAATACATGATTGAAAGTACGTAGAAATAGTGGTACAAGCAAATCTCCCTTTCGAAAGGAGTTTCACATGAAGATGAAGACGACCAAACAAGCGCCAGGTGGTAAGGGTGGCTCGGCACCGCAGAGGACTTCGACGGGTAGTGGAAGTCGTCCGGGTGGGGGTAAGTACCCGATTGAATCTTCGGCCCCTTCAAGCGCGAAGAATCATCGTGGCTAAGCCCAAGTCTGTTACAGACTTCAATCCGAATTCTCAATCTTTACCTGTTCGAGGCAGTACCAGCGGTGGTAGTCAACCTACTCCGCAGGCCCGGATACTGAAGATGGGGTCCGGGAAACTGTCGGGGAGCGCCCCCAAGTCTCCCCAGAAATTGAGAGGATGATATGCCCCTCGTTAAGTCTTCTAGCAAGCAAGCCTTCAAAACCAATATCCGGCGAGAAATCGCTGCTGGGAAACCCCAGAAGCAGGCCGTGGCAATAGCCTACTCAGTCAAGCGTCGAGCCCAGCATAAATCCTCCCAAAAGAGCAGTGTCAAATAATCGACGATCTAATACACGAGTGTCGAATAATCAACAGTCTAAGGCTGAAAAGCAATTCTATGGTGCACTGCGGAGGGCAATCATAGGAGACTCAGGGGAGAGACTGAGGAGAGCGGCTGAGGCTTTACTCGATCATGCGGCTAATGGTGAGTACTGGGCGATTAACATGCTTGCCGACAGACTGGATGGGAAGCCCACCCAACAACTCCAGGCTGTAGATGAAGAAGGAAGGAGCGTAGCGGTTGCCCTCATCACCTATTCAGATACCCTACAACTATCGTCCGAGGACATACCAGCTCCCGTTATTGAGGGCACTGGACAGCGGTTGCAATAGGGCTATAGCTTGCTGGCACAGAAGGTCTGGAAAAGACAAGACCTTCATCAACATCGTTGCCAAGAAAGCCTTCGAGAAGAAGGGCACGTATTTCTACCTCTTTCCCACTTACTCCCAGGCTAAGAAGGTCATATGGGATGGGATGGACAGAACTGGCTTCCCCTTCATGGGGCACTTTCCTAGAGAACTGATAGAGAACAAGAACGAATCAGAACTGAGGGTGGAACTGGTAGGGGGGTCAGCAGTCCAGCTTATCGGTACAGACAACATCAACGCCATCATGGGGACCAATCCCCTTGGATGTGTCTTCTCTGAGTTCGCCCTGCAAGACCCCAAGGCTTGGGACTATATGCGACCCATCCTTAGAGAGAATGGGGGGTGGGCGATCTTCAACATGACCCCTAGAGGTAAGAATCACGGGTATCAACTCTTTCAGATGGCGCAAGGAAACCCTGAGTGGTTCTCATCGAAACTGACCATAGAAGATACCGGAGTTCTCACTGAACAAGACATGGATCGAGAGCGCCGGGAGGGGATGTCCGAAGAGATGATTCAGCAGGAGTATTACGTAAGCTTCGAGGGGGTAGCCTTTGGGGCCTATTATGGTAAGCAACTCACCCAGGCTGAGAAGGAAGGGCGTATCACTCGTGTATTGTACGAGCCTGAACTCGGGGTAGAGACTTGGTGGGACCTGGGTATAGGAGACTCGACAGCTATTTGGTTCACCCAATCAGTAGGAAGGGAGATCAGGGTGATTGACTACCTGGAGGCTTCAGGTGAAGGTTTTCCATACTATGCAAAGGCTCTACAGGCCAAGCCCTATGTATATAGCAAGCATCATGCACCCCATGATATTGAGGTACGTGAATTGGGTAGTGGCCGGTCTAGGAAAGAGACAGCCCAAAGCCTTGGACTGGTGTTTAATGTGGTGCCTAACCTGCCTATTGAGGATGGAATTGAAGCTGCTCGTTCTATCCTTGCAAGGTGCTGGTTCGACAAGGAAAAGTGCGAAAGAGGATTAAATGCTCTAGGGTCCTATCATAAAGCCTATGATGAAAAGTTACGGGACTGGAAGACACATCCTAATCATGACTGGTCCAGTCATGCTGCAGACGCTTTCAGATATCTCGCTGTGGGTCATAAAACGACCACGGTTAAGCCCAAAACTCCCATCCAGATCATGACCTACCAACCCGAGAGTGAGAACGTGTCATGGTTGGCTACATAGTCCGATTCACCGATTACACCTACTACAACATCAACGAAGATGAAGACTGGGTGAGGTTCATGGGCACTACAGACAAAGGATCGTACTACTCCGAGGTCCCTTGGGTCTCGTCTCGTGTATTTCGAGAGAACCGGGAGAAGTTCAAGGAAAAGACCATCGAATGTCTCAGTTCGTGTATTACCCCATGCCAGATAGAGCTATGACCTATGCCTAAGTACGATCCACTTCAGCCTGGAGGTGTCGTCTCCTTGAGACAGATACCCGAGTCGGCTACTGAGCCCTTCCCGGTGAATTACGGGCCTGACCCCTTGATGCCTGGGGCCAACTTCAGTTTAAGAGACATCTCTCAAGAGCCGGTGAGAAATAGGATGACCTTCGGGGAAATTCTCCTCCATGCGATGAAGATGCTTGGAATCGACCCCAAGAGTAAAGAAGGAAAAAGATTCATGCAGTCCTATATGACGGGTTTTCGTGGCTGAGTACGCCCAAACCGACAGAACTCCCGACCAAGGAGAGGACTACGCTTCTAAAGGCGGGTCTGAGGTCGAATTTCTAAGTCAAGCTGTTAAGAGATTCAATCGGTCTGGTGCGGCTGAGGCTATCAATCGGAAGATGGCCGTAGATGACCTGAAGTTCAAGAACGGAGATCAATGGCCCGCAGATATAAGAATGCAGCGGACCCAAGATAAGCGTCCATGCCTTACGATAAACAAGACGAAGACCTTCATCCATCAGATCACCAATGACCAGAGACAGAACCGACCCGCTATCAACGTAAGCCCTGTGGGGGATAAGTCCGACCCTAATACTGCGAAAATGCTGAAAGGGTTAATCAAGCAAATCGAGAGGCAATCCAATGCAGACGTGGCCTACGACACTGGATTCGACAACGCAGTTAGTAATGGTTGGGGTTACTGGAGGATATTTACCGAGTATGAGGATGAGGATTCCTTTGATCAGGTTATACGTATTGGACGCATTAGGAATCCCTTTAGAGTCTATCTGGACCCCGACAGCCAAGAACCCGATGGTAGTGATGCGAAGTGGGGATTCATTTCGGACCTTTTAACTAGGGAAGATTTCAAGTCTCAATACCCCGATAAGGATCAGTGCGAATGGTCGGAAATAGGGATTGGGGATGAATACAGAGAGTGGACCACCCAGACTCATATCCGGGTAGCGGAGTACTTCTACTGTAAATATAAGAAACGAAGACTCGTAGCTTTAGGAAATGGGCACATCGGTTTCTATGATGAACTCGCTCCAGACATCAAAAGCATGGTGGATTCCGGATTGATCTCGGTCGATCGTGAAAGAGAAGTTGAGGGTAAACAAATCTGCTGGGATACCATCACTTATAAGCAGATTCTGGAGCATCATGATTGGGCCGGTAAGTGGATTCCTATAGTCAAAGTGATTGGAGACGAAGTAGACGTAGAAGGAAAGATAAGTCTCTCTGGAATCATCCGGGACGCCAAAGACCCTCAGAGGATGTACAACTTCTGGTGCACGGCTGAGACCGAATTGATTGCTTTAGCTCCCAAAGCCCCATGGATCATGGAAGAAGGGCAAATTGAGGGTCATGAAAACGAGTGGAAACAAGCTAACATCAAGTCGTATGCTTATCTTACCTATAAGGGTACGAGTATTAGCGGGAAACCCACAGCACCTCCACAGAGACAGCAGTTTGTCGGTCCTCCTACTGGAGTCGTTAACGCAAAGATAGGCGCAGCTCAGGATATGCAGGCCGTAACAGGAATCAGATTCGATGCCACTCAACAGGAAAGAATGTACGACGAGTCTGGTAAGGCTCTTAGGGAGCTTAAGCGGGTGGGTGATTTGGGGAATTTTCATTACGTTGATAATCTGTCTCGTTCCCTTAGGCATACTGGGCGGATTCTTATTGACCTTATTCCGAAAATCTACGACACCCCCAGAGTCCTTACCATTCTCCGAGAAGACGACAAAGAAGAACACATCAAGCTCGATCCCTCCTTGAGTGTCCCCTATAAGAAGGGAGACCCGAATAGTGAAAAACCTATGGGCCTCTTTAACCCAAAGGTTGGTGAGTATGAAGTCGCGGTGACTATTGGACCTAGTTTTGCGACTAAACGCGCTGAAGCTTCAGAGTCGATGATCAACTTCCTAAAGGCTCTACCGCAGACCGCACCGATGGTTGCTGATCTTATAGCTAAGAATCAGGACTGGCCCGGAGCTGAAGAGATTTACGAAAGACTGGCTTCTCAACTTCCTCCTAACTTGCAAAAGCCTGGTACAGATGACTTCCCTCCTGAGGCGAGGGCGATGATCAACTCTTTACAGAGTCAGCTTCAGAAATTGGGTCAGGAGCATCAACAAGCTCTAGCAATGATCGGTGATAAAGACGCAGATAGGGAAGTCGAGAGACAGAAAATTAACTTGGACTTCGAAGCCAAACTTACCAAAGTGGTGGCAGATTATGAAGCTAAAGTCTTCACCGGGGTTCAGAAGTCCATGGATGAGATTACTGGAATGGTTAGAGACCTCCAACAGGAGTTCACTGTCCAGAATATTCAGGCGGAAGCTGGGGCCAAGATTACCGAAGCGCAACAACAGGTCCAAAAAGCTAAAGAAGGCAATGTAAGACAAGGAGACATAGGTGAACTCGCTAACATGGCTAAAGAAATGGCTAGAACTACAGAGGTTACGGCTAAGACTCTGGATTCAATCAAGGAAGCCTTAAATAAACCCTCAAAACCCAGGAGAGGAAAGATCAAAGGCCCCAGTGGGAAGGTCTATGAAATAGAGACTGAGTAAATGAGTAGTCCCTCCATCACATCAGGGGATTGTACCGCCTCGGGGAGTAATGCTACTTCGACCCTTTGGACGGTCAGCACCGCTGCTGCTGTTACAACTGGAGACTTGGTTATTTTCTATATCGCTTGGGATGACAGCACGACATGCTCTGCGGTCACAGCCTCTACAGGTCCTAATGCGGAAGTGCTTACTCAAATCAACGTAACTCCGGTAACTGACGCCTCAACAGAGACTAGGGCTAAAGCCTGGTGGACGATAGCCACTTCTGACTGGCCTACTTCTTCGGTGAGATTTACACCTAGTGCCGGAGAGTCGAGATCGGCCACCTCGATTCGTGTCGCTGCGGGGACATACAACAGTACCGCTCCTATAGGGGCCTCGTCTACTTTCGCTGCTACAGGAACTGGAGATGTCAATATTTCAAGTGCGGGTTTTACCGCTGGGGCCACGGATATCGACGGAGTAGTGTTATGGTGCGCCGGGGTAGATGCAGACCCTACGAGTACGACCCCTGCCGCAGGATGGACGATTCTACAACGCTTGGATTTGGGAGCGGTCGCTCATGGGGTCGCAGTGAGAAATGCTGCGGTGACTTCCAATTCAGAAGTCATTCCAAGATACAACTGGGGCATTGAGGGTGACTCATGGACGAGTATCAATTTCATCGTCAGAGGGGTGACAAGTGGAGTGACTCCGGTGTTCAAGCCATTCTTTACCGGCGATCTAGATGGTTTGAATAGAAGTTTTTGGAGAAATAGACTCCAATGAAGCTTTCCAGAGTCATAGGTCAGACTTCCCAAATACTGAATCTATTCGTTCAGGATGGATCGGTGAGTACGGGGGCTGGATTAGCCAACATCCCCGCTACAACGGTTTCTTATACCTGGTTTCACAACACCCAAGCAGAAGTTTCGACAGGGGTAGCAGTTTCTACCGCTTCACCTGGGACTTACACTTCGGGTGCGTGGACTCAAGTCAATTCAAGCAGAGCCCTGGGTTGGTATCAATTCGGTCTACCCGATGGGGCTTTATCTATAGGAGATTGCGTAGCCATTCATTTCTATGTCTCAACGGGTGCTTTCCCAATGGTTCCGTTACCCGTTGAAATCGAATTGACGAGAGACAACAACCAACAATTCAACTCTTCAGTAGTGTTTCTTGCGCATACTTCTACCTCTCCTGCAAATGTTGTCCAAGCCCATGGAAGTGCAGTCGTAACCTCTGCTTCGGGTCAATTCCAGGTCTCTACACAGGCCATAGACAAAGGTGGTTACGGAGTTACCACAGTCGCATCAAACATCACGACTAATGCCAATGTGATGCAGATATACGGAAGCGCGGCGGTGACCTCTGCTTCAGGTCAGTTCAGGGTTTCCACTCAAAGTCTGGTAGGTATCTCGACAGCAGCAAATGTAATTGAAGTCTATGGAAGTCCGATAGTGACTTCTGGTGCTGGAATTCTCGATATCCAGACGGTTTTTGGTACTCGATTCGTTACTACTGCTGGAGGAGTTCTACAAGTTTCCACCCAAGCAATAGATAAAGGCGGTTATGGGGTAACGACTGTAGCCTCTAACATCACTACAAACGCAAACGTCCTCCAAGTCTATGGGTCAGCGATCGTGACTTCAGCGGCAGGTGAATTTCAAGTCTCCACCCAGACCCTCGCCGCAGGGGCGGGAGACATTGTTTCAATCTATGGAGAGCCGATAGTCACTAGTGGTGCTGGAATCTTAAACGTCTCGACTCAAAGTCTCGTTGGTATTACGGTTAGTACTCAAACCATAGACAAGACCGGATACACTTTAACGGCAGCGGATAAAGCCGCAATGATGGCCGTCATCAATACGACTGTTGTCGGGGAATCCTACAGAGCCTCCAGTGACGCGGGGACCATGACTCAATTGATGTACGAGGTTCTGGCGAACATCACAGACTTTGCAAATTCAGGGACTTCTAGGGCTGTAAATAGTGTCACCAGTCACGTTGCGGTTGGTCTGGAGTATCAGTACGACTCTACAACTCCCTCTAGTATCACGAGGATCATGTGAGTTCAGTAGTCACAATGGGCTACCAACCTGAGGGGTCATTAAGCTCAATCGTCCTTTTCGGGTACTCGAACGGCGGTCAACCTCCTACTCCCCCTGTTGTCGAAATCCCGACAGTCTATGGACCGGCCTTAAGCCCTGCCGAGCGCCGGAGATGGTTTGGAGACTTCGAAAGCCCCCTAAAACGTGCTGCTAGACGGAAGACCGAGGAATATCTCCGTAGGGTCGAGTTTGGCATCCTCCCTCCAGAGGTCAAGGCAGAGATTGTCGAAAAAGCGACAGTTTTGGTTCCTGAGAAGACCGAGGATTATGTCAGACGTAAGGCTAAGATCAACCCCGACCGGATTATCAACAGTGTAATACGCGAGATGAAGTCGGAAATTCGACAAGAGCTGGAAAAGCGTAGAATATTCAGGAATGAACTAGACGACCTTCAAGAGGAAGAAGATATTGTTGTGATTTCGACATATCTCTTACATTGATGCCTATCCTCAATTTTGGTGAACCGATGGAGGCTTACGCTAAAAGACGTAAGTCAGAAGACCCCGAGGCTAAAGACTTCAAGAGGATCATTTTCGGAGGTCAGAGGAAAAATGTCTTACCCGTTCTTCCGAATCAAGAAGCCTGGTTCCAATGGGGAGTCGGAATTACAGAAGCCGGTCAGGGTGTTTCGGTCTGGGCAGATCAATCAGGTAACGGAAGAGACCTCCTACAAGGTACGGATGGGGCCAGACCCCCTAAACAGACTGATGGGTCGATTCTCTTCAACGGGACCGATGAATTTCTGAAATGTTCCGGGTTCACGCTTAATCAACCCACTACGGTTTATCTTGTTGCGAAACAAGTAACTTGGACCGATCTAGATGGAATTTTTGATGGGGATGCTATTGGATCGGGTCTCTTGAGACAACGGACTGCTTCTCCAAGGCTTCAGATAAATGCAGGTAGCGATGTAAGCGAAGCGGTTGGAGGATGGACTGTCGATACCTACGCTGTCATTGCAGTTATTTTCAATGGAGCTGATTCTTTAATCCGAGTTAATGCAAGTATTACCGCCTCTGGAGATGCTGGGGCCGGGAATATGGGTGGCTTTACATTAGGCGTTTATGGGGATGGGACAACGAACCCAGGTAACATCCAAGTCAAAGAAGTCCTTCTCTATTCCGGAGCGCACACGACTCTAGAGCAGGATGGAGTCATCAATTATCTCATGACGATGCTCTAATGGCACCCTTTCTTATAGCGTTGACAATCATCTTATCCGCCGCTGGATATATGGCGACACTCCCTACAGTCTGTGTTCCAGTTACGGATACCATAAGCGCATGTTTTGAAAAAGTGGAGACACCCGATGGAAGTCGTTAAACAGATTACCCTAGACCTTTTGGATAAGAAGAATCCGGCTTTGTCTGCTACCTCAGATATGCCTGTGATAGAGACAAAACCAGATTCGGTCCCTACAAAAGAGCCTGAAAAAGCATCAGAAATAGCACCAGAAACAACGGCCCCTGCCGCGCCGGAAGCGGCTGCCCCTGCTGAGATAACCGAGGAATCAGCGCCCTCGCCGGATGATGCCGCCGCCGAACCCAAGAAGGCTAAAGGGGTTCAGAAAAGGATTGATGAGCTTACTAGGCAACGAGAAGACGAAAGACGCAGAGCTGAAGCTGCTGAATCCCGCCTGGATAGATTCTTAGCTACCTTTGAAAAAGGAACAGCCAGAGAACTGAAACAGACGATAGATGTTGAAGACCCGGAACCACAAAAGCCGGTCAAAGACCCGAACAACCCCGAAGCTTACGATGCGGACCTTGAAAATTATGTCACCGCCCGTTCATCGTGGATTGCTAGAAGGGAAGTCAAGGCAACTTTGGCCGAACAGGAAAGGCAAAACACAGATCGGGAGATCGCTGAAAACACGAGACGCATTCAGGACTCCTACAGGCAGAGAGTGGAAAAGGCAAAGGAAAAGTACGCTGACTTCTCTGAAGTCGCAGAATCTCCCGATGTACACATTTCCATTCCGATGGCCTCTGCAATTGCCCATGCCGAAGACGGACCGGAAGTTCAATACTATCTAGGGAAGAATCCAGCCGAAGCCGAACGGATTTCCAGACTCGTGCCTCAGTTACAGCTAGTGGAGCTTGGTCGTATCTCTGCGAGATTGGCAACCCCAACTCCGGAGAAACCCAAGCCCGTCTCTGCCGCACCCGCACCGGGAAAACCGCTCAAAGGCTCCCCTGAGACTACGAAACCATTGGAAGAACTTTCAATGGAGGAATATGCCGCTCAGAGGAAGAAACAACTTGCCGAAGAACGCAGACCTGGAGGGATGAGGCACTAACCCTTTAGGAGAAGATCGTGTCTTCACAAGTCCTTTTAACTCCTACGATCATCACGAAAGAAAGCCTGGTGATCCTGGAGAACAACCTTGTGGCGGCAAATCGGGTCAACCGGAAATTCGAGAACCAATTCGTCAAAATTGGGAATTCTCTTACCATTCGGAAGCCCAACCGCTTCACGGTTACATCAGGTGCAGCACTAGTGGTTCAGGACATTTCTGAGCCATCTGTTTCGATCACTATCAATCAGCAAGATCAAGTCGCGTTTCAATTTACCTCCCAGGACCTCACTCTTACCGTTGAGGAATTTTCTGAGAGGTATCTGAAGCCCGCGATGGCCGGTATGGCAAACAGGATCGACTACAACACCCTGCAAAACTTTACTGGCGTTTCAAACTATGTAGGCACTCCTACGGTGACTCCGGCAGCTTTCTCAAGCTCAGTTCAGCTTGTTGGAAGACGCCAGGATGATCTCGCGGCCCCGCAAGACAATCGGACTTTGGTCCTGAACCCAGCAGGTTATTGGGCGATGGCCGGAGGTCTGGTTGGGTCCTTTGTAATGCCGACCGCCAAAGAAGCCCTGGTGAAGGGTTATCTGGCAACGATAGGTAATTATGAAGTCTATATGGACCAGAACGTACCCAATGGGGCAGGAACCTCCCACAATTCGGCAGTAGCTTTTCAGGTTACGACCGCTCAAGGAAATGGGAATACCACTACTCTGTGGGGTGGAGCTGCGACTGATGGGATTACTCCCGGTGAAGTGTTCACGATTGCCGGAGTCTTTAACGTTAATCCGCAAAGTCGTATCTCTACTGGGGTTCTTAAAAACTTCGTGGTTACTGCGACCACAGCGCCGACTGGTACATCATTCCCGATTACCTTCTCGCCTGGGATTGTCACCTCTGGTCCTTACCAGAATGTGACCGGACCGGCTTCGACGGGTGCTGGGATTGTGTGGCAAACCGGAACGTCAAACGCACAAATTACCAGTGCGAACAATCTGGCGTTCTGCCGGGATGCGTTTGGTCTTGTGATGGTTCCTCTGGAAATTCCCCAGGGCGTAGATTTCGCCGCGAGGGAAAATTACAGAAACATCAGTATGCGGGTGATTCGTGCGTATGACATCAATAATGATGTCTTCCCGACCAGAATTGACGTTCTGTACGGAACCACTACGTACTACGATGAACTTGCTTGCAGGCTAGGAGGCTAACATGGCTACGACATCACAAGCAGCAAAACAATTGTCCGATGGAAACTCGCAAGGAACCATAATGGGTCAATCCGCTACGGATTTGATCGGATTTTATGGTACGGCTGCTGTCGGCAAGCCCGGAAGGACAGGGACAAGTCTTGCGTCTCTGTCGAACTCGTCTGGGGCGTTTGTAAGCAGTATCGCGGCTGCTCTGAATGCTCTTGGGCTGATCCAGTGCACTTCGGGACCAGTGGCGTAGGTCAAGGCCCTTCGAAAGAGGGGCTTTCTCCTACGATAGTTCCAGAGGACTGTTATCAATACTGGGCGATAAAACTTGCCTACGCTACAAAAGACATACCTTACTTGAAGGAGCAGTTGGATTGTGCATATCAAAGCCATGAGCGACATAGTAATCATCAGGAGAATGGAGCAAAAGGAATTCTCGGAAGGCGGAATTTTCCTGGTGAGATCGGATGATATGTTAGAGGATATAGGGCAAGTCGTCTCCGCAGGTAAAGGAAAAGTTTCTGCTAAAGGCGTATTCATTCCTAATGACATTAAGGTAGGAGATATGGTGCTTTTTTCAACTAATGGGCATCAGGTGACCAGATTGAATGGGACAGAGTTGGTTGTTACCCGCCAGAACTCGATCATGGCAGTATTGGAATGAGTCTCCTTATTCCCATAGTCGATTTCCTGAACACTTTGAAACCGATCTATGGGGAAGTCTTGTTTATTGGACATCAAACGAGTTTTGGCAAGGAACTTGGAATCCCGCACAAAGTCCTGGATCAGTCGGATTATGAGGGTGCAGACATCATCTGGGACTTGGGGTATCCGGTTCCCGAAGAGCTGCAAAATAGGTTCGATTTCATCTTCAATGGGGGATGTCTGGACAATATGTTCAATCCTGCCCAAGCGATGATGAACTTCACCCACATGTTAAAAAGAGATGGTCGATTAGTCTGTATGGAGTCCGCGTCATCCTTCAACAGTCCTTACTTGATGTACTCACCGGGATGGTTCTGTGACTATTTTGAAGCAAACAACTTTGCTAGTTGGAAGGCATATATTTGTTCCTACAGGAATTCAGAAGAACTGTTCTATGGTCCTTGGAAATGGTTCGAATTCATTCAGGACAAGAATAGGAACGGGCCAGCCCCTGAAACACGAGGAAATCATGTTCTGGTTGTGAGTCTAGCGAGAAAAGGTGAATTCACAACCCATGATCATCAACCTATACAGTATCAATATCGGCAGAATGTTACATCTCCATCGTATAGTCTCGAAGTTCAAAGTATTGTCCCGCGAATCACCGATGCCCTGGGATTGACACTTTACAAAAGCAAGCCCTATCTTCATGAAGTGGAAAACTTTTCATCTTGAAAACCAGGACAAGTTCAGATTCCTTGGAATCACATTTTGTCTGTTATTCGGTCATTCCCCAAGCGGGAAAGCAGTGTTAACGCTGATTGTGAGTCGAAATCAATGGTTCAAAGCTATTCAACTATGAAAGAAGGATTTCCATGTCTCGTGTAAGCGTGTGTAGTGCGGTCCTGAATCAGAGTGACTTTCTCAAACGGATGATCGAATCCGTAAGGGCACAGACTTTCGAGGATTGGGAACTGGTCTTAGTTGATGATGGGTCTACTGAAGACATCAAAGCCGTTGTGGACAGTTTTCAAGACCCCAGAATTAGACTGCATCGCTTCTCAGAGAATAGAGGTATTCCTCATGGGATGAACTGGGCTCTGACTCACGCTATTGGAGACTTTATCCAGCCCCTGTCGGCTGATGAGTTTATCGAAAAGGACAAGTTCAGAATTCAAATCGAGTATCTGGATTCTCATCCTGATATTCATTGTCTGTGGGGTCTCCCAGGGAAGGGTCCGATGGGCGAAAGACCTCTGTGGGAGCAGAACGTATTGAGGGCTCATAACCGGAGCAGAGAAGCTTGGGTCAGGACCTTACTTAATCTTGAGAACATCCCCATCGGGGGGGCTTCTATGCTGATGAGAAAGTCAGCTATGGATCAGATAGGAGTATTTGATCCCGAATTTTTTGCCTGTTCAGACCTTGAATGGTTTGTTCGATTCTTCAAGAAGTTTGAAGGAAAAGTTCTATGTTATAGATGGGCCGATGCTGATCAACCGGAAACACGACTCACAGCTCCCAAACCGGACTCAGCGGAGAAGTTCAGAAAGGAACTTCAAAAGCTTCATGCAAAGCATAAATTAGATTTCCCGCCGATCACGGGTAAGATCACTGTAGGAATACCCGTCTTTAATATGGCGAACTTCATTCCTGAAGCGATCAAGTCCGTATTGAATCAGACCTATCAGGACTTCGAGCTTTTGATCTTGGATGATGCTTCTACGGATAATCTGATCGAAGTCCTTTCACAATTCCAGGACCCCAGGATTAAGTTTCTAAAATTCGACGAAAACAGAGGAACCATTCAAGCAATTAACCAAATGGCGGCAATGGGTACGGGAGTCTTTTATGTCTCTTTGGCGGCAGATGACACGATAGAACCTACCTTTCTGGAGAGATGCCTCCGAGAGTTCAAGACCGATCCTTGGCTAGAGTTTGTCGCTTCACAGACTGATTTCATTGACGAGAAAGGTAATACACACACAGAGGATCATCCTTTCAAGAAAATCCAGAAGGCTCAAAACAAGACCCGTGATCAGTGGTTGAGTCATATGTACTATGGAAACGTCTATTTCGGAGTGGGCATGTACCGAAGGAAGACGATTCTTGAAGTGGGAGGTTGGGGGAATCATGGGGTCTTAACCGACTATGAGATGTATCTAAAACTACTCCAGAGAGAAAACATCAAGATCATTGAGGAAAACCTCACCCATACCAGGATTCACGAAGGGAATAAGTCGCTTCTCAATAATGAGGAAGCCAAGAAACTGAGACAGAGATATTTCGACGCTAAACAGCCCTACTATCAACCCAGGATGAAGGTGATTTTAGCAACACCTTTCTATGAAATGAGAGGTTTTAGTCCCTACATTCATTCCTTGGTCCACACCGGAAAGCTTCTGACCATGATGGGGATTGAATGGGACTGGTGGGAGCTTTCTGGTGATTCCTATGTAGACAGGGCTAAGAATACGATCACAAACAAGTTCCTTGAAGACCCGGAAGCTACAGACCTATTTGTAATCGACTCTGATATGCAGTGGAATCCCGACGCTGTAGTGAGGATGTTAGCTTTACCTGAACAGATCGTGATGGGGTCTTATCCCCAGAAGAACTCATGGGACAAGTGGACCTCCATACCCGAACTGAAAGAGGAAAATGGAAAGAACCATCCTATAGGCCGAATTCTCCAAGATGGGAGTGCCTTGATCCAGGCAGCTTTCATCTCGGGTGGGTTCATTCGAATCAAAAGAGCTTGTCTGGAAAAATACAAGGAATACTACAAAGACTTTACCTATCAGGACTCCTCTGCGGACCCCTCTTGTCCTGAGAGAGTCTATACGGAGTTTTATGCCTGTGAAAGGGATTCAGGTCTTAGATGGGGTGAGGATAGAGTCTTTGGTAAGAGAATGAAAGCCATTGGAATAGATGGATGGATTTATCCCAACATCCACTTCGGTCATTACGGTATTAAGGGTTGGATGGGGAATTACGATACTTTCTTAAGAAAGCCTCCTGAGCAGCAGAAAGCAATCCAATGACCACGGTGAATGATTTAATCAGTCGTTCGATGCGGGCTCTACAAGCTTTGGGCGATAACGAAGTCCCTACTGCTTCTGAATACAACGATGGTCGAGTAGCGTTTAACTCAATGCTCGAATCTTTCTCTCTAGATGGACTCAGTTCCTATGTCATGCAGGAACAGAGTTTCAGTCTGGTCGTAGGAACGAACTCTTATACTATAGGTTCAGGCGGAGTGGTTAATGTCACCCGGCCTACGGAGATCACCCAAGCCTATATCAGGGATTCGCTTAATAACGACTTCTTGATGAACCTGCACACTAGAGACACCTGGAATCAAATTGGTAACAGGGGATCAAATATCACCAGTCAAATCCCTACAGACCTTTTCTATGATCCTCAAAACCCCCTAGGGGTCATCAACATCTTCCCGACTCCGAGCGAGGCGAATACATGCTTCTTCGATTCCACTTTACAGCTCACGACCTTCCCGAGTGCTACCACTCAATTAGCCATGCCTATTGGTTACGAGAGGATGTATGTCTATAACCTCGCTGTTGAACTGGCGAGTATGTTTGGGTTTCCCATTCCCCCAGTACAACCGGGGCAGAAGAATGTTACTGTGTTAGCGATGGAGTCTTTGGAAAAAGTGAAAAGGATGAATATGCAATCCAAACCCATGATTGCGAACTATGATCCTTACATCGTGACCCGCTCAGACCAGACCTATAACATCTACCGTGGCGAGGGTTGAACTCTTTGGAGTGGGATTAGAAGGTAAGTCTCCGGCTATCACAGCTCAGAGAAGGATCAACTGTTTTATACAAAGAAACCAAGAGGGTGACAGGACCATGCTCTCTCTGATAGGGACACCCGGTCTTAGTCCTTTCTGTACAACTATAGGTTCAAATCCTTCGAGGGGAATGTGGCCAGTGGATTCTTTGGCTACACCTCTACTTTTCACCGTTCACGGTAATACACTCTATTCGGTGAATAACGCTGGTATCACTTCAGTCATCGGGACTATCGGGACGACCGCTGGAGATGTTTCAATGGTAGATGATGGAACCTATCTCATGCTGGTAGACGGGTTCAAGGGATACTACTATGCTTTTTCAGGAGGGACTTTAACCCAGATCACCGATGGGAACTTTCCTTCTAACCCTACTACTGTGACTTGGCAGGATACTTATTTCATCGTTACAGACGGACTTACAAACCAGGTCAATCTCTCAAACAATGGAGACCCTACGACTTGGCCTGCGGTGAATATCGGTTTTACAGGTGCCGCTCCCGGAGCACTTCAAGCAGGGATGGCGGATCATTCCATTCTGTGTCTCTTTGGTGGGCTTTTTGCCGAATTCTGGCAGGATGCCGGTCTTGCGGATTTCCCGTATGTGACTATTCCGGGGTCGGCTCAAGAGTATGGTTTAGCAGCAGCCTTCAGTCTGTGTAAATACGACAATTCACTGGCGGGACTTTTCAAGAACAGAATGGGGGAAGTCAACGTCTCCAGACTTTCCGGTTTCAGACTTCAGCAGATCAGCACTCAAGAGCTTACTTATATCCTCAATCGGGAATATGTGAACGTCGCAGACTGTAAGGGCTTTGGATATATGTTGGGCGGTCATCCGATGCTGCAACTCGCCTTTCCAAGTGCTCAGAAGACTTGGGAATTCGATGGGGCGAGTGGGAGTTGGGGCGAGAGACAGTCTGCAAACGGTAGATATTGGGGGAATAAGTTTGCATCATTCGTGAATAGGCAGGTGGTTTCAGACTACAGAAATGGAAATCTGTACGAGATTGATGATAACGTCTTCACCGATAACGGTGAGATCATGCCTATGGAGATTTGGTCAAAACATATCTGGGCCGATGACAAATACATCTCTATTCCCCAGATTCAGATTGATATCCAGTCAGGGGTGGGGCTTACAAGTGGTCAGGGTGTAAACCCGCAGATCATGCTCTCAGTCTCTAAAGACGGGGGAAGAACATTTAGAGAAGTTGCCTGGACTTCAATGGGTGCGATAGGGGCCTATACTCAAAGAGTCATCTGGAGAAGATTGGGTCGAGCTAGAGACTGGGTGCTAAAGTTGAGAATTACCGATCCGGTAAGACGGATCATCACCGGAGCCTCTGCGGAGATGGTAGGGGGTAGTTTCTAATGGAAGGCCCTAATATCCAACAACCCCAAGCTCTTTCTCCGGTGCTACAGCCCGAGAGTGAACTACCAACTATTGAGTATGCGACCTTCTTTAACGTCCTTCAGTTGATCTCTTTTTATTCAACCCGATCAGGAATTACATCAGAAAGACCCACAGCGAGCACTCAAGGTAGATGGGTGGGAATGCCATATTTCGACACTACTCTAGGTAAGACAGTGTTTCTCAAGTATGCAAGCAGTAGCGTCTGGGTGGATGGTTCTGGGGCAGTGGTATGAACGATCTGATTACGCGGAGCAAGCTTGAAAATCTGGAAATGCTGATGCGAGAGTTTCCGCAGAGAGATATTCCTACGAAGCACTATTTTTCTCAAGGAGTATACGCAAGAGAAATAACGATTCCAAAGGATACGATCCTTACAGGCAAGATTCACAAATATTCCCAACTGAATATCTTATCCAAGGGGGATATCTCGGTCTTGACCGAAGAAGGGATCAAAAGAGTACAGGCTCCCTTTACCATTGTTTCCCCTCCTGGGACAAAAAGAGTAGCCTATGCCCATGAAGAAACTATCTGGACGACAATACATGGGACGGATTTGACCGATTTGGAAAGAATCGAGGAGCATTTCATAGCCAAAGATGACGCAGCCTATCTTGAGTTCTGCGAGAAATTGAGGATTCCATGTCTTGGGTAGCTGTTGCTATAGGTGGTTCCGCTGTTCTAGGTGGTGTTCTGTCTCATGGGGCAGCGAACAGGCAAGAAGCCGCTGCTAGACGAGCCGCCCAGCAGCAGTTAGAGATGTATCAACAAACCCGTTCAGACTTGATGCCTTGGCAACAAGCTGGAAGGGTGGGATTGAACGAATTGATGATGCGTCTAGGTCTTCAGGGCGATAGGACTAATGCAAATTTCGGTCAACTCACTCACCAATTCGGTCTTTCGGACTTTCAGGAGTCTCCGGCTTATCAATTCAACCTCCAGCAGGGAAAACAAGCTCTTGATAAAGCCGCTGCTGCTAGAGGCAGGTTCTATAATCCTTCGACCTTACAAGATATTGCCAAGTTCTCTCAGGGTTTGGCTTCGAACGAGTATCAAAACGCCTTCAGTAACTATCAAACCAACATGGGGAACATCTGGAACAGGCTCTTTGCTTTATCTGGTACGGGTCAAAACGCCGCAGCCCAACAAGGAGCTTTCGGATCGAATGCTGCTAATGCCGCTGGGGCTTATGGGACTCAGGGAGCTAACGCCGCCGCCGCTGGGATGATAGGTATGGGGAATGCTTTAACGAGCGGGATAGGTAATTATCTCAACTACAACATGCTCCAGCAGATGATGGCTGGAAATCAGGGAAGTTCAGTCAATATGTACCCTAATGCGACTGAACCTGTTGGCTGGAATATGGGTCCGTAATCATGCCGATTGATGCTTCTATCCCTCTGCAAGTCCAGCCGCTGAAGATACCTTCAGCGAGTGAGGTCATGTCTCTTAGAGATTTAGCAGTGAGGTCTCAGATCAATCAAGCGACCTTAGAGGATAGGGTTAGACAGCAAGAGGAAAAAAATGCGCTTCTACAGTTGATGAAAGCCCCTGGGGCGGTCGATCCAGCTACCGGAAGACTAACTCCTCAAGCGATAGGCCAGATCACCCAGATGAGTCCCAAGATGGGGATGGAGTTGGGTCATCAGCAACAAACTCTCGCCCTTCAGGATTTGAAGATCAACGAGAATAAGGACGCGGTGAGAAGACAATACGGAATGGCCTATATTCAGAGTTATCAAGACGCTTTAGAAAGGGTAGGAGGTAATACACAAGAGGCCGAGAGGATCGCAAGACAAAATACGATGACTGCGATTCAGTCTGCGGAAGCTGATGGATCTTTGGCCGCGAGAGGTTTGAGCAAGTCAGACATCGAGAAGCTAAAGATGCTCCCCCCAGTGGATCAAATGAGAACGATAGTCTCAGCTATGGGGGGATTCAAACCGGAAAGTCCGTTAGGAAAAGTCGAACAAGACTACAGAATGGGTCTCCTGAGCACCGAGGACTACAAAGCCCAAAAAGCGAAACTCAGTCATCTGGATTCTGAGAGACCCTTCTATCAGTTCTTGTACGGACCTAAAGGTGAGATTCTTGCCGGAAGCGGAAGAACTGGAAAAGTTGAGCCGGTCGGAATGGAGTCATTGAAAGGCCCGAGAGGCCAACAGAGGGTCGAGGAAGCGAAGGATATTGGTCAGGGGTTGGGTAAATACACCTCGACGGTCATGGAGGATGCGGCTAAAGCGAGTGTCTCCAATCGTTATCTGGATAACATGGTCGCTGCTGCTCAGGATTTCACTCCGGGTAAATTGACTCCCATACAGAGCAACCTGATCCAATGGGCGCAAGCTGCCGGGGTTCCGGTGAGTGAAGAAGATAAGAGGTCCGCTGGAAGTATTCAGGCTCTTACGTCAATGGCGATCAAGATGGCGGGTACTGCTACAAGACAAGCCGATGCTCAACCTTCTCAGCTTCAGTACTTCAAGATTCTTGAGTCCATGCCTAATGAAGCGAGAACTCCTGAAGGTTTTCAAAAGATCGTTGCTTATCTGAGAGACACGAACAACTACAGTGTCTTCAAGCATGAGCAATTGACTAAATGGAGACAAGAACACGAGGGAAGTGCGGAAGGGTTTGAAGCCCAATGGCCCACAATGGCAAAGACTCTACCTTTGGTCTGGAATCAAAAACAACCCACAAGGGCACCTAAAGCAGCTCTAGATTATCTGAAAGCCCATCCTGAAACCTTAGAACAGTTCAAGGCGAAGTATGGCTACGCCCCCTAATCCTTACGATCAGTTCGAGCCCAATCCATACGATCAGTTCGAGACTGAGGTAAAGACTCAGGAAAAGCCCAAGTCTTATCTTGGGATCAAAGGCGGTCGAGAAGCAGTAGAAAAGAGGGTTGGAAAGATACCCGAGTTTCTTTCAGGGGCGATGGAGTCATTCCAAAAGCTCAATAGGGAGACTGGAGACCCCCTAGAGAAGATGGGCTATCAGGCTGGGGGGGCGGTAACTGATATCACTAAAAGCCCAGCCCTTGGAACCTTGGCTAATTTAGCTATCCAATTCGGGCCAGGGATGCTGATCAAGCCCGCAGACATACCGGGAAAGGTTCCGCTTTCCAAGATTGGCGCGGTGAAGGCGGAGACTTTGAAGGCTGCGGATCAATTGGGGTATGTCGTTCCACCCTCGGCTAGAGGAGGTGGTTTTCTCTCCAAGAGGCTAGAAAGCATCGGGGGTAAAGCCGCTGTAGGCCAAGAGGCAGCTATCAGGAATCAAGTTGTGACAAATGCCATAGCTGCTAAAGAAGCGGGATTAGCAACTGGGACTCCGATCACCGAAGGATCACTTGCAGCGGCTAGGGAACAGATGGCCGCTCCCTATAAAGCCGTAGCTCAAGTCTCGCCCATTGCGGAGAGGGCTTTGGAGCGTTTGAAGATCGCAAGGAATGACGCTAAGGGTCTGTGGAATTTCTATATGAGGTCCGCTGATCCAAGAGTCCTGAAAGAGGCTCAAGCCCTAGATAGGACTGCCGAGACCCTAGAGAGGGTCATTGAGAGAGAAGCGACCAAAGCAGGTCAACCTCAACTCATTGACGCCCTCAGAGAAGCTAGGAGGGCTATAGCCAAGAACTATACCGTAGAAAAGGCCCTGAACGTCGGTAGTGGTGATATAGATGCTAGGGTGATAGGTAGGATGCTCGACCAGGGAAAGCCTCTCTCAGGCGATTTGAAGACCGTAGGGAAGTTCGCTCAAGCCTTCGGCTCTTACGCTAGGGAGGCTTCTGGAATCCCTACTCCAGGAGTCTCGAAATCAGAAGCTATCCTAGCCGCCTTACTGGCTGCCGGTGGTGGTGGGGCGACGATGTATCAACAAGGTCACCCTTACGGAGCGGCTTTGGGGGCGCTTCCTTTACTCGCTACTCCAGCTAGAGGGCTGGCGCTTTCGAAGATGATGACCCCTGCGGTCGAGACTGTTCCTTTGAGTGGAATTCTCAGACGACCTATTCAAGGTTCGATGATTCCTCTTTCACAGATGAATCCCTGGGAAGTCGAAAGGGGAGATTAGATTGGCGTATTACGTACCCGACCCAATCCAAGGGGTTCAACTCATCCCCGGAGGTAATACCCCAGCAGCGGGGGCGTTGCTCTTTTGCTATGAGGTCGGGACCACTACCAAGCAGGATACTTATACAGACCAGACCGCCTCTACGGCCCGCACTAATCCTATCGTCCTAGACTCCGGAGGGAACATTCCAGGGAATGGTGAGGTCTGGATCGCCTCTAGTGCGAAGTTTGTTCTGGCTCCGAGTAATGATACCGATCCACCTGGGAGTCCTTACTGGACTAGAGATAACGTACCCGGAGTCAATAACGTCACCACCACCCCTCTTCAGGAATGGGTTACAGGGTCTACAGCGACCTTCGTGGGGACACATTCATTCACTTTAGTAGGAGATCAAACATCTCTCTATACATTGGGAAGAAGAATCAAAGCCACGGTCACAGGTGGAGATAGGTACGGAGTTGTTACTTCTTCAGCCTTCGGAACCTCGACGAACATAGGAGTCCTTCTAGACTCTGGGACATTAAACTCAGGTCTCTCAGCAGTCTATTACGGGCTTCTCTCTACTCCTAATGGTTCGGTCCCTTGGACGCAATATGGGAGTTCTGGATCGTTTGCGATGGGACCTTTGACATTCCTGAATGTAGCTTACAACTCTGCCTACAATGTAGTTTCCTCCGGAGCGGCTCCGGACATTTGGAACCAGGGTAACATCATCAATTTTTCTGTTAGTAGCGTGGTTTCGACATTCTCCAATGCCCCTCAAGCTGGGGCGACTCGTATTCTCGTACTGACTTCCTCAGCGACTTTCGTAAGCAGCGCATCCCTTAGTCTGGGGATTGGCACTCTTCCGATGGAGAGTGGAGATGCTTTGGAAGTCATCGCTACTTCTACGAATACATTCAATGCCTATCAGAGGTCTTTAGGCGGTCAGGCTTTGACTTATCTGACTTCAACTCAAGTATCAAACTCTTCAAGCATCGCTATTTTGAATGTCTTTACTAGCAGATACAATGAGTTTGAAATCCATGCTCACAATGTACTCCCG